GTTTGCAGGTATAGTATCACCAAAATCACCATTAAGTAATAGATTAGGGTATTTTATATTTATGATATCATATACAATATTACCATACTGTTTTATGTATGGTAGTAGCTCAGTACTTGAGTATTTAGTATCTATTTTATTAAGATCTATTTTATTAGTAAAATTATCAACTAATGTTTGATGATTAGATATAAATTGGAGATATGATTTTATTACCTTCTCAAATGTAGTACCCTTAAATTTCGCTGGCAAAAATCTTTCTAAAAATATATCTAATGTATTTGTATTTGTTATTTGCATATTTTACCTTAGAAGTTTATAACTGATTGTGATTGTAATTCAACTACAGTTTCTTTATTGAATATCAAATTATCTAATGGGAATCCTGTTAACCCTGTTGAAGTTGTATATCTAAAATTCTTTGGTATATTCATTATATTAATATTAAATTTATCTTCATTGACATATGTAGCCCAGTACACTAAATTAGTACCAGGGGTAATACCTGTACTTGCTTTTCGTGCTATATAATATGTGCCGCTAGCTGCAGGATACTGAATGATATCACCTTTAACATACGCTGTTGTACTCAAATAGTCAGGTATAGTTACTAATATTTTTTTATATGGTATTGCTGAATTAAAAATAAACATATTTTCTTTTACAAGATATACACCTATTAAATGTTCAAATGAAGCCGCTTCTTCTGCAGTAACATTTAATACTTGCCAAGATGCCATATTATTAACAACATCTGAATTAAAATCTTTCAATGATATATACATAGTTATAACACCATTAGCTATATTACTAACTACATCACCTTTCTTATAACCTGTACTATTGGTATCTAATGGGTACCCGTCATGTGTAGCACTCCATTCTGCGTATTCATTATATTTTAATGATATTCTCTTATATCCTGTAAAATCAACAGGAAGCATTTCATTGTCCATATAATTAGATGTTTTTGGATAGTACTGCCATATTGCATTACTTGTAGCAGTTCCTGGAGGTGTATTACCTATATTATTACTAGTTAAGCTTTTATATATAAATCCATTATATTTAATAACGTAATTAATAGAATATGTAGCTCCAGCATTCCATAATTCATAATTCATTAAACGTATACCAATGTAATCTAAAAAGGTATCTGAATTCATATTATAATCATATGCATTAGATATATTAATACCATCAGGTATGTCTACTAATGACATTGTATATATATTAGGTTCAGTTGATTCTATCATTGGGATATTAACTTCCATTGAATTGCTTCTAACTGGTAAATTTATAGTGACATTATTTTCATCAGTATTATAGAACATCTGCTTAGTAATAGAATTACTTATATATGTACCATCTATGTTAACATCATCAATATCTTGTAATTCGAATATAAGATTAATTAATTTAGATTTTTTAAAATTAAAATTGAATGATCGTTTAACATAATTCCTAATAACATTAGATACTAATCTAGCAATATCTGATATTCTTTTTGTACTTGTTGGTGATATATGTATATTAGCAACAATATTCATTTCCATATAATATGGTTGTACAAAAACTCTTCTTAATGCTATAATAGAGTTCTCTCTCATTATTGTTTTTATATTTTCTATATCATTTATACTAAAATATTTATCACCTGAAGTATTTATAGATGCAGGCATTCCACTTATAAATACATAACCTGGTTTCTTTAGAGCATTTCTCTTAGCATCAGAAAACCCTGTAAGTGATAAATTCATACCAATTTCATCACCACCAAATACTTTAGGAGAAGTTATTTGTGGCTCATTCGCTAGAAATGCTTCCCAGTCTAAATTTGTTACTATCCTTCCTTGAGTATTTTTATACACAGGAGCGTACATTTTTATATCAGTATTAGACTCTTCATTAGCACCACCAAACGATTTATTTTTTATATCTATATTGACATTAATAAACACGTCATTCATTGATATATCACTAACATTAACTGACCTATCCTTTATAACCGTATTTTTTAATTTAGTATAATTATTGCCATTTATTCCATTAGATAATAAGACTGATATAGAAATGTCATCATTAGTATTAGGTGCAATTCCATATTTTGGTAAAAAACTTATACGTACATACCCTGTATCAGGATCAGTTCTAGCATTGAATACATTGTTTTTAGATATAATATCGTTTAATAAATTCCTGCTTTCAGTATATGTAGTCTCATTATATTTACCTTTATTAGCAATGATAGTAATTCCGTTAGTTTCTATATTTTTATAATTGATATTAAAATTCACAGTATTTTGATTGTATAGAAAATTCAATGATGAATCAATACTAGAGTCGACAATAGTACCTTCTATTAATTCTATATTTTCAATATATGTTTTTGATGCTCCAGATATGTTAGTATAAATAAGATCAGATTGTGTTAAAAATGTTGTACCATCCTTAGTTAAAAATTTTGTCCATTTAGGTATTGTAAGTACTCTATTATTAAGTAACGTAAACGTGCAAGTTGCTACTATTTTAGCTGATACTTTTCTTTCTACTTTATAACCTAATGCATTAGCATGTTTAAGAATATTTTTCCTATTAACAGCCGTATCTATAAAAGCTTCATTACTTACATAATTAATATTCTGATTAATCATTGTAGTAATCATACTGAGTGTAGATAAATATAGATCTGTATTAGAAGAAATTATATCAAAATCTGTCAATACACCATCTGCAGCAAGCTTTTGTTGTAACTGTGACTTTATGCCATTATAGTCTATTTTAGTAAAATCTATATTCATTTATTCTCCACTCTTTTTATTCTATTTAAAAATAATTTATAGTCGTTTTAGTACCTGGGTATATGAATATTTAGTAGATGGTGAATTTATAATAGTATAAACAATCCCTATATTATAAACATTATTATCAGGATTTCCAACAATATCTATAGTATTTATGTTTATTCTTGGCTCATATTTTTTTATTGCATCGTAAATATCATTGTATATTATATTTTCTGTAATTGTATCTATTTGTGAAAACAGAACTGAATCTAGATTTATACCAAACTCAGGATCACCCAGCTTTGACCCTTTAGATGTAAATAAAATATTGCTTATGCTATTATTTATTGCTTCTTGCGAAGTACTTGTTACTATATTATTGTCAGAATAGAATGTAGAATTCATATCAGTGTATTTATTATTTGTATTTACTATCATTATTTATCCTTTATGGTGCTAATGTACTGGCTGATGTAGACCCACCACCGCCATTTGGTGTACTAGTAGAACTTGGCCCTGAAGTAACACCAGAGTGCAGATGAGTATTTAGACTTATAGATGAAGTTTGTACGTCGGCACCAGACGATATACCTCCAGTTGCATGTATTGTTCCAAGCACCTTTAAATTACCTGTTATAACATTATCTGATACATTTGTGTGTTGTGGAACCTTAGTATACTTTTTTATTTGTACCTCTTCTTGAGATGTACCAGCTATATACTCTTTAACATTTCCGTCTATTACTCTATTAATATTATTCTTAATATATTCTTGTACTGATTTCTCTATAATAGAATTCATATTCCCTTTTACTATATTATACTCATCAGACATAGATTTTACTGTTAAATCATTATTAGAATTAATTTCAAAGAAACTACCTGATTTATGTATAATTCTGATTCTTTCATTACCTACAGTATCATCTAATTCTATAATATGACCAGACGGTGTTTGTATTACATTATTATTAGGATATATTGCTTTATCTGTGTTAGTTACATTCTGTGATATGTTTATTGTAGTACCATATGTACCTATTGTTTTATTTAGTACAGTTCTATCATTTTTTATTAGTTCATCTATCGGATTCTTTTTTTGTGAGTTTCTAGATAGTCTATTCACTTCTGATTCGTCACGATAATCCTGTTTAGGATAAATATCATTAGGATCATAGAACCCATCTATTCCTATGTCTGTACTAGTTATATTTTTTATTTTAGCAAAGTAAACTGGCCTTGTAATTTCTCCTTGATCAAAAAAGCACCATACCCATGAGCCTGTTTTTGGAATAGATGAAACTCCATCATTACCTTCAGCTGAACCAAATAAAGAACTCGCATACTCAGCCCACGGTAACATTTGTATATCTATATCTTCTCTATGGGCAGAATGTATACCGAGTACTCTTACCCTAACTCTGCCTTGTTTTAATGGATCATTGTTATCTTCTATTACTGCCCTATAAAATCCATTCAGTTTCATTTTACCCCTTTAACCCAATTATTCTAGAATTTTGTTTATTATTAAATGTATCATATTTAACTATATATAGATATTGGTGATACTGACCATCTGCTCCAATTATATTTTCTATTTTAATTATAGACCATTCTCCAGCATAGAATTTTGCACTATCAACTATTTCTGGTGCTGGTAAATCTAAATATATCTTATCTCCAATATTTAAATTGAATCTACCGTCTATTCTTATTCTAGCTTTACCTGCAGTTATCATCATTATATACTGTTGGTGAATATAATATAGTATTGTTATTGTTACTTAATGCTAGAGCCTCTTTAGAAATAGCAGTACCTTTAATATTATATTTCTTTATAACATCATTAATATTTACTGGTGCATTTATAAGTGATGAATTAATACTATCAAGTACATTAGTAGAATCGTATATTTCCATTTCTTGTACATAATCAAAACTTTCCATTCTATTTACATTGAATTTTGCAATGTATTTATTATTAATCAAATCTTTAACAGATATTAATTCATATTTCTCTAGAGC